CGCTGACATTGGTAAACTTCATAATACAGTTTCTATCGCCATCTATTATAGTTTGGCTTGTTACTGCATCTGCCATAATTTACCTTTAGCTTAGATTGTTGTTTTGAATGTACATTACTGTAACTGTAGCTGCTCCTGTTGAGCCATCGCCATTAGCTGCAGCAAAGTCTGCTAAAACTTGAATATCAGTAGAGCCGACATCAGTTGCTTCTGTGTCTAAAGTACCTCTAGTAGTTGCTAAAGCTTTTACATTTTGTCCGTCAATAAAAGCATTTGCATCACCTGATGTACCAACAGATACAGTCGCTGCACCACCATCATTATTAACAGTAGTTACATTTAATACGACATCTATGATTTGAGAATTGGCAGGAATTGTAGCTACTACTTGATCTGCACTTGCTGCACCAATAATATCTATTACAGCACTTTGTGCCATAACTACTGATCCAACATTAGTTACATCTGTACCTACTGTAGTTCCTGTTGTGTTTTTGATAGTACCTGCTTTTACAGGTCCTGAGAATGTTGTTGTTGCCATTGTTCCCTCCTAAAAGGAAAAATTTCTATCATCTCGGCTTGTCTGCTAGGTCAGTTGATAGAAAAATAAAATTACCCTAGAACAGAAAAAAGGGTAGCCGAAGCTACCCTTAATTCGTTTAACTAGCTCCTGGACTTCCGAAGATTCCAAGTGGGTCTGATACTCCAAATGAATATCTTTCCCTTGCTTTATACCTGACATTACCCGTATCGAAGTCTCCGTCCATACTTGTAGTCATAGGTGCTCTAACGAAATGTTTCATTCCGTCAGGAACATCTGTGGTCAAGAAGAAAGCATTAGTGTCAGTTAAGTAGTGATTTACTACATAACCTTCTGGAATTACTCCATTAGACCTAATAGCGTTAATGTCGTTATCAGCAGTTCCAACTCTGTACTCAGATTCTAATAATCTAGTAGCAACAAATTGTAATGCACTAGGCACAATCAATTTTCTTGGTCTTGCTGCGATCTTTAACCCTCTTTCGTCTGTCCATGCACCGATTTGAATTACTGCATCTTCTAAAGATATCTCATTCAAGTCAGCACCTGTTACAGGTCTGTTAGAGTTTTTACCCCCGTTCACTAACGGGTGTCCGTCTCCACCTGTTACGCCATCGCCACTAGCTGTAAATAGGTTTACCCCATCTCCAGATTGAAAAGCATTAGTGAATCCATTGTTCAATAGAGACGCTGCTTTTACTTGTTTAGTGTACGCCATTGCTCTAGCAAGTGCTTTAGTGTATCTAGCAGATAAAGACACATAGAGGTTATCCTCCATTGCTTCTTCTGTAACACTAAAACCTAGTGCAATAGTTTCGTGAGTGTAACGAGCTACGAAAGACTCTTGAGCAGTATCAAAACTGATAGATGATCCTTCGTCTTTTACAGGAGCAGCACCAAATCCAGATAACTTCAATTCTTCTTCGAAACTTCTTTCAGAATTTTCTGTTACATAAATTTGCTCATGCTCATTTTCGTAGTTGTTATATTCTTCTCCGAACAAAGCGTTTAAGCCAGGTAGGAGTTGTTTTAGCTGATTAGCTCTTGAAATAGCTGCCATAATATACTCCTTATCCTATACCTGTAGTGTTTAATAATTGATGTCCAACATTGAACATCACCAATACATCAGTAAAACCATCACCAACTGCACTATCTGGACCATCAACAAAGTCAATGATTTTTAGTGGTAATGATGCAGTAGTGTTAGCAGATGAGCCGTCAATGGCATTTCTGCTTCTTCCGATGCTAGTTGATCCTGCTGTTTGGATTACTCCAACATTTTTGCCAAGATCATCTTGAGATAATGATTCATCTGACTGCATTTGCATTACAACAAATGGGTCTGATGCAACATAAGCTTGTATATCCGTAGCATTTGTACTAGCAGGATAGTATAAGCTGTTTGTGAATTGTCCTGTTGTAGGATCGGTGTACGAACAACCTAAAAATACGCCAATAGGAGTCAAGGTACTAGTACCTGTGTCCTTTTGAACAGTAGTGTTTGGGTTATTGTCCGCCCATTTTACAAAATCACCATAAAATATTGAAGTAGCATAGTTTGCTGTAATTTTATAGTGTGTAATTTTTGCATTATAGGCACACGATACTAACGAAGATACAGGCAATGCACCGCTTGGTGTAGCTGTAGAAGCCATAATTCACCCCGTTTTTTAAAAAGTTATATATATCCTAAACTTTAGGAATCGCTACCAAATGTTGTCTTTGATTTTCTCTCAAATACTTGTTTTGTAGCCATTCTTGAGTCTTGGTCCTTAAAATACGCATTATCCACAGACTCCATCTGATTTTTTGCTTGTTCTGAAAAGTGTTCAGACCTCGCATCAGCTTTTTCCTGCGGCATTTTGCATAAAAGTAACCCACCAATCTCTATATGACCTCTTTCTGCCCACTCAGACTTGTGATCCATCATCTGAACATGGAGTTCAGGGTGATCTTCCGCCCTACATGGTGTCCAACCTGATCTAAATTGTTTAGATACATTGGGATTATCGGCAGTTCCTAACAATGAAGTACGAATCCACCTAAATACCCAACCTGGTTGGGGGTCTGGATTTGGTAGATTAGAAGGATTTTCCCAACTTTCTACCCGTTGAGCGACCTCTCGGTCCTCTGCTGTTCTAGCAGTACGCACTTGTGAATCAATTTCAGTTGATTCTTCTGTTTTTATTTCACTATCTGTATTTTCTGTCATTTAAGACTCCTTTAATAGTTGTTTTGCGTATTGTTCAGGCGTTATACCAAGTCTTTGTGCTAACTTAACTTGCGTCTGAGTCAATCGTACGGAGCGAGGATTCTGTTTATTACCTGTATTCCTCGTAACAGGTGCTACAACGCTTGATGGTTGTGTTTTTTCTTGGGTTTCTTCCACAGAAACGCCAAAATAGTCAGGAAATTGTTGTCTCATAGAGTCATCA